GCTAGTGATAACTGAGGTGTTTACCTTGGTTAAAATAGAAGGGACTCTCGATGAAATACGAGAACTTGTTGGCGATGTTAAGCGGACTGTTAGCACTGTTAAGTCTACGTCTAAGAAAGTGGCTAAAGCGGCCAAAGGAACTACACGTAAACTATCAGCATGGCAGCGATACATCAAAAACAAATCAAACCACATTAAGTTTAAGCGTGGAGACAAAAAAGGAAGATTAGACCTTAAGCGTATGTCAGCTGCTTTCAAAAGGAGTCGGAAATAATGACTCCCCTTGAAGCATTTCTTCTGAGATTAAAACTCTCAGTCAAAGATAAGCCATTACCTAAGAAAAAGAAGGAGGCTAAAAAATGAGTGAAGAAGATATGCAACGCACTCTAGTGGCAGAATTTCCATTCTTGGGGTTTGATTTAGATGACAAAGGAGTAGTCAGCACCACGAATCCACAAACTGGATATACTAATTTAAGTCAAGCAAATTTGGCATTATATGTTTATGAAACTTCAATTGATTTATCTGGCTATGCTTTACAAAGTAAGACATTTTATCCATATTCATCATTCGAACAAAGAGCAGCAGCAGTTAGCGCAAACTTTGCCGACTCTAACACTGGAAGAAACGTCCAGGATATTACTATAGTCTCGTCAATACCTTTGGAAGTTTCTTTAATTAGCATGCTTGATATTATTGGACAGTTGCCCGGCTTTTCAAATACAAGCGTATTTGGTTCAACTACATTTAGAATTAATAGAGACCCGTTAATTCATCAACGTACATTGATTTATTCTCATGATTCAACAATTGCAGGTAGTAGTGGGTCATCTGTGTATCGCATTAGTTCAGACATATCGGCTTCTTCATTAGAGCCAACCGCGGCTGACAAATTGTTTTGCTACAGAATTATATCTTCAACTGCTAAAGACGGCGGTGTATTCATGCCCGCGGCTCGTGTAATCATACCTGGTACTATAGCAACCGAACCAACGCTTGAGTACATGATGCGCTTAAAGCGTTCATATGAACTTGCTAATCAGGTGTAAGTCCATGGACTGGCGGCGTTGGGATAGTTTAGAACAACAATCTAAACCAATTATAAGTCACCATCGAATGAAAATACCTATTGTTAAAGACGTACAACCTAAAGAAAGTTTAACTCGTTTAATTAGTTCTAGGGAATATACAATAGGCCCTAATACGCCTAGACGTACAGTAATTATTAAATTGGAAAGTAAACCAAATTTAGACCCATTTAGAGAGCCTAGAAGCAAAGGCTGGCTAAGCAATGAACAATATGCTAATCTATTGGCTCAAAGGGCAGTGCTTCAATAAGTATTATTCAAGTTTAGTTGGGTTTAGAAGTTCGCCCAGGATCACTTTCAATAAGGGGTTCTTTGTAGAATTGAATAGCATTGCAGTCAATTGACGCTCTGACATCTCGGGAGTAGCATCAAAACCTTTCAGCCTCTCACTGATAGCATTAGTTATCCACTTACTTCTTGACCTACCTTTGTACGTCGTGAGTTGGTCTAACTCTTCAACTATCTTCAGAGGAATAGATACAGATATTTTCAATGCTCTATTCTTCATTTTTCCATCTCCTTTTGTTCAATTTGATTAACAATAACAGTTTGTTGACCACAACATTCGAGCCCTTCATCACTATGCCATATTACTAAAGCCATGGGCATAAAACCAAACATAGAATTCTTGTCTCCACACTTCATACATTGAACGGTTGTTAGTCCATAACTCATTCTTGACACCTCGGTATCGATACAGGTATCTTAACTGGGAACGATTTGTACCCACAAGTATCACAAACTTTCTGAACATACCCCTCCGGATATATGGTTCTCATCTTTCTTCGGCCACAATTGAAGCATTCCATTAGTTAGGGGGGTGTATTACTCAGTAATAGTAGTTACTACCGAGAGGAGTGTTGCATTTAGATTATAGAACAGAGTCCTATAACCGTAAGAAATAGAACAGATGTTCAAGAGAAGGAAAGCGATAACATATAATAACTGTCCCTATCATGATAGGTTTATGGCGACTGCAAAGACTGGCTCCTTTTATCTGACTGAAACTGTAACTATCCCTAAAGGTGCTGCTGGTGGCACTCGCGTTCAAGGCGTTATTGACCTTGGAGCATATGTTAATGTAGCCACCGGTCAAGCAATAGCAGTCGAAAGTGTTGATTTTATTTATCAATCCGGCGATACTTTCCAAATGTCTGCCCAAGGTTTTCTACAAGCCAACGGTGCAGTAACTGCCCAACTTACAGACTTGAACCCGGGGACAGCGTTTGTTAGAGCAGACAATCAAAGTTTAGTCGCTTCTGGTTCAATGTGCATTGATGACGCAAACAACGTTGTTACAAATATATTGGATTTATACCCAGATAACTTTGGCCCTGCTGCTTTGTCTGAAGCATTTATGGTAGTAAACGATTCTATGTATCTGATTGTTGGTAATGACTTGGCTCAAGTTAATCCGAATTCAGATTTATTTGTAACTGCTCGAGTTAGATGCCGCGTTGTCAAACTAGGCTCTAAGGACTGGATGGCAATCGCGATACAATCAACTGCTAGTGATAACTGAGGTGTTTACCTTGGTTAAAATAGAAGGGACTCTCGATGAAATACGAGAACTTGTTGGCGATGTTAAGCGGACTGTTAGCACTGTTAAGTCTACGTCTAAGAAAGTGGC